GGTGTTGGTGTAGGTGTTGACGTTGGGTCAGGACAAGTATTGTTAACACATGGCAAACCAACAAAGTAATCAACCTCAATCGAATCCACTGAAGGTTCTTTCCCACAAACATATAGTGAAGTATTAGGGAATATTACCGAATCAATTACTTCCACACCATCGCAATTTATATACGATATGTTATGTTGGTTTATTACAGATGTGTTGGTAAACGTTAAACAATTACAATCAACAATCATTGTGGTTGTTGGAGTAGGTGTCATAGTTGGAGTCGGTGTTGGAGTTAAACAGGAAATTAATCTAAAAAATTCACACCCTGTAGAGTCAATAATTACAACCATTATTTGGTCCGCCCCCGATAGTTGAGGTGGAGTATCCAACTCCAAAGGAAGTGATGGTACCCCTGTTGCTACGACATAACAATATGTCATAGATAAATCACACATTTTTATCGTATAAGGTGGTACTCCCGTAATTGATGTTAACTCTACTAAAATCATTAATAATAAATACTAATTTTTATATTATTATCTCAAGTTATTAATCTTATTCATCAGTACTTCTACAAAATCTCCCGTATCTAAGTTATCGCCCATCACTGTTTGTATGTTTTGTTTCTTAAAATTAACCATATCGTAAATAACAGATTCTATAGTATTTTCAAATAATGGGTAATATACGGATACTGAATTTTTTTGACCATATCTATAAGCTCTATCTTCAGCCTGTTCCATATCTCCCGGTACAAATGAAATATCGTTAAATATAACCGCTTCACCGGCCGTTAATGTAATACCAACACCCGCGGCTTTTGTATTACCAACAAAAACTTGGATTTTATCTTTTTCTTGAAAATCGTCAACGGCCTTTTGTCTTGATGGTTTAGTTGACGAACCATCTAATTTAACCGCCTTTTTCTTAAAGTGTTCGGTAATTTTATTTAATGAATTAGTAAAATTAGTAAAAATAATAACTTTTTTTCCTTGTTCTAAAATATTTTCGGCTAACTCTATTGTGTTTTTAACTTTTTCATCGGCAATTATCTGTCTAACTTTCATCAACTTACTAAATTGTACCGTTAAGGATTTTCTTTCTTCCTGATTCCTATCGTACCATTCGTAATATTCCCCCATTAATGCTTCATACATTTTAGATTTTAAACTCATATAAACAGGACTGATAATTTTATCAGGTAAATCTAAAACTTCTGTTTTTAATCTACGTAAAACTTGTCTAGAGGTTCTATCTCGGAGTTCTTCTAAATTAGAGGCTCCTGAAACATTCCAAATTTTTCTATTACCAGCGGTAAATTGATAACCCTGACAATAACGTATCGCGTAGGCCATCCAATTTTGTGAAACCGGTGATTCTATTAAATTTAACAAATTAAAATAATTCATAGGTCTATTTGTCATAGGGGTTCCGGTTAATAACCAAAGGTATTTTGGGTTTTTACAAAAACTATTAACTAATTTAGTCCTTTTGGCTTGACCATTACTGACATAATGAGCCTCATCTAAAATTATTACATCAAACCCACTTTTAGTTATTAGAGAATTTTCTTTGTCTTTTATATCATAAAAATTCTTTAATATGTCGTAGTTGACAATAACAAAATCGTGTTCTGTTGAAAACTTTTTACCTTCGGCAATGTAGATAGACCTATCAGTATAATTCTCAATTTCTCTTTGCCAATTCAATTTAAGAGATGCGGGACAAATAATTAATATTTTTTTAACCCCTGTCTCTAAAGCGGCAATAATGGTTGCGGTAGTTTTTCCTAAACCCATATCGTCGGCTAAAATAAATCTTTTAGAACCTACTAATTTTTCAATAGCTTCAAGTTGGTGGTTAAGAGGTGGTCTATGAGAATACTTGCTATAATCAATATCTACCTCTTCAATGGTATGTGTTTTAAGTAAAGCCCCTTTAGGCATCCACATATCTTTTAACTTATCTTTTTCATTATACTTGGCCCAAATATGGTAAGATTTTTCTTTCTCGACTAAAAGTTTTTCAACCCAAACCTGTTTGGGTATTTCAATCATACCGTTTTCGTTAGCTATTTTTTTTGCGAAGTATGGGTCCATATCCACCCACCTTCTACCTATTTTAGGTATAGTTTCTGAATATTTAACAATGTAGTCAGATTGACTTCTAGTGGGTAAAAATCTCGGATTATTTGATTGTTTATCCTGTAAATAAAGAATATAGTTATTAGCACCCGAATACGACTCTAATATAATTAGGGCGTCTCGTTCTATTAATTTCCTTACCTTACCGGACTCGTTATTTTCCAAGATATTTATTTTAATAGAATAATAACATATAAACTAATATTTATCAATATGAAAGAGAATAAAGTACCAATTACTAGAATAGGTAAATTCTTCGGAGCTGAAGATTATAATTTGGAAATCGAAATGGGGTCCGAATGGTTAGGTGGTGATATGAATTTCACTTTAGTCGTTTATAGGGTTGATAAGTTAAAAACCAAAACGGATGATGTATATGGAGAAGCCCTGACGGACGGTATTAAATTTAAATCTCCTGTTGAAGTAAATGCTTATGTACAAATTTTGGCACCTGAAAATAAAAATTTAGGTACTTCTAAGTTAAATCAAATGGAACCGGGTAATTTAAGATTTTCGATATATCAAAAACAGTTAGAACAATTAGATATAGAAATAAATTATGGGGATTATATAGGGTACTACGAAAGTGAAACAAAGGTGAGGTATTATGTGGTTAATAACGATGGAAGGGTTAATTCGGATAATAAACATACTTATGGTGGATATAAACCTTTCTACAAAACGTATATAGCGTCGCCGGTTACGGAAAATGAATTTAGAGGATTATGAGAATGTTAATTAAGGAAAATAAATTATATGATATGATATATAATTTTATTGATGGTGAAATTAATTTTGAAGATTTAAATTGGTCATCACCAATTGCGTATGACCCACAAGACGATTCTTTATTTGGTGAAGAAGATGGTATTATAGAATACTATTACGGTGACTATGATTCAGACATTGGTGAATTTTTATTCGACTATTTTTCACCTGAATATTATGATGATAGTCCGGGAGGTAAGCCGTTCAAAGAAAAATCACCAATATTAGAAATAAGAGATGAGAATTTCCACAGTGCTTTATTAAATCTTTTTGGAGATGATTTATGGAGAAAACCCTTGAAAGAATGGTTCGAAAATAAATTTAATTTACCGGTCAATACCATAACTCACCATTATCAATAAAAAATTATGAAACTAATATTAACCGAAAAACAACATAGAATGTTAAACGAGATGATAACTGAAGATGAGGTTATCTGTGATAAGTGTGATTGGTCGTGGGAATTATCTGACGGTGGACATGACCCTTATGTTTGTCATAAATGTGGTTACGACAATGAAAATTTAGATTTCACCGGTATTAAAGTTATGGTTTATTATAACTTACATAAAAAAACCTTTTCAATACAACACAAAGGATTAGTTGTTGCTCACGCCGATTACGTTAAATTAAATGATGTGGAATTTAGAGTTAGAAAAACCGGTAAGAAAAAGGTTAGAGATGAAAAACGTAAAAATGTTCACGCGTTTGTTGTTGGTAAGTTAGAGGATTTTTGTAAACACCCTTGTGAGGATTTACCTAAAGAAAGTGAGGGTAATGTTATAACATACGACCCATATAAATATGATTCATTTGTATATAAGAAAAATGGTGAGCCAGTATACAAAGCAACTGAGGTTGAGATGATTAATCGAAGAAATAAAATTTTTATTATAAAAGAAAACTTTTAATAGATGCCACTACCTAAAAAAATAAAAAAAAATATTCCACTAACAACACAAAAAACTTTGTTGGCTAGAAGGGAAGAGTTGTTGGAAAAAATCAATAAAGATGGTACATATCTACCTAAGTCCTTGCTTCATGCAGATTTAGATAGGGGGTTTTTGGATTTTGTTAAAGAAGACTTAAAAACTGTTGTATCAGGTAAGTTAGTTCCAACGGTCGATATTATTATCACAACACAAAATTGGTCTCAATTTACTGAAACTTGGAATTTCGAAGATTTAGATAAAAATGTATTACCACCTTTTATAACCACAATTAGAACTCCCGAAGTTAAATATGGTACGAACCCATCATTAATTTATAATATACCAAATCGAAAACAATATTATTACGCTCAAGTACCGACTTGGGATGGGGAGAGAAATGGTATGGATATTTATAAAATACCTCAACCTGTTCCTGTTGATATAACTTACTCTGTAAAAATAGTGTGTAATAGAATGAGGGAGTTAAATAAATTAAACCAAATAGTTTTAGAAAAGTTTTCGTCAAGACAAGCATATAGAAATATTAAAGGTCATTACATACCAATCATTATGGATAGTATTTCGGATGAGTCAGTTATGGATGTTGAAAAGAGAAAATATTACATTCAAAATTATACATTTACAATGTTAGGGTTTTTAATTGATGAGGAAGAATTTGAGGTGACTCCGGCAATATCAAGAGTTTTAAATGTGATAGAATCTGACACCCAAGTTCAGAGAAAAAATAGGAAACCGGGTATCGCCGATGAAGACACTACAGAATTAAAAGTATCATTCGTTTCCGGAAATAATGTTGTTAGTGAATCTTTCTTTTATACTACGGATTTGTTGTTATTAAAATCGGAAAATGTTGACTCATTTGATGTGTTTATAAACGATGACTTTTACGGTACTGATGTTCAAGAATTATTAATTAACAATGGTGATAGAATTAAGGTGGTAGTGGTCAAAATTGATGAAAACAAAGAAAGTTTTATTATTTTTAAAAATAATATTATTTAGTATTCTTCACCATATACGTCTTTCTTAATAGAACATTTATCAATGATTAACTTCTCTATAAATTTATACATAGTTAACCCATTCTTATCACAGTAAGTCTTTAGAGTGGTATGTACCTCTTGGGATATTTTTAGGTTCTTTATTTTAGTGGTCTTGTCCATAGGCAGAAAAAAGGTAGAAAAAAGTATACCTTTTTAATAAATAGTTCCTTAGGTAAAAAGAACTTTGTTTTTTTTCACAATATTTATCTATAAATAAATAAAACAATAAATTAAAAACAAATGGCATCAAATCAAAAAGTATTCGTTTCACCGGGTGTGTTTACCTCTGAAGTTGACTTAAGTTTCGTAGCACAGAGTGTGGGTGTAACCACATTAGGTCTTGTAGGTGAAACTCTAAAAGGTCCAGCTTTTGAACCAATATTCATACGTAATTTTAACGAATTTACAACTTATTTTGGAGGAGCATCCCCCGAAAAATTCATAAATACACAAATTCCTAAGTACGAAGCGTCTTATATAGCTAGAGCTTATTTACAACAATCGAATCAATTGTTTGTAACTAGAGTTTTAGGTTTATCAGGATATGACGCAGGACCGTCTTGGACAATCACAACAAAAGGTAATGTAAATCCTACTACGGTAGATTTTTTCTGTGAAAGTGCAACAACAGTTGATTGCGTTACAGAATGTGTTGATTATAAAACTATTGATTTCTCAATCGATTTCTCAGGTTGTACTAACAACTTAGATTCGGTTTCATTTACATCACCAAATCAAATACCTGAGGTAATTTCAGAAAAACTGACAATACCTTATGAATTATTTGATGGTAGTACATCGACATTAAACAATGATATGAAATCTCAGATATTTAGTATCATTAGTACTCCGGCATCCGAAGATTACAATATTAATTATTATGGTGCAATACCGGGAAAAACTTATGACGATTTTAAAACAGTATTTACTGGAGAAACAAATGTGTTTGGTGTGGATAACGTTAGTTCAACTGAGATTGATTACTCAGCACCCCAAAACGATTCTTGGTATTACGGTTTATTCGACAATAATGGTGACGCGGCTTACAGTGGTTATTCTTATTGGTCAATAGTAACAGGGTTAACTCTTAATCCGGTTACGACAACGACAACAATTAATTCAACAACGACTACCACAACAACAGACCCATGTGTAACACCTGTACCAACGTCGACAACAACGACGACAACAGCGGCACCGGTAAATTGTTATACGGGTACCTTAATCGGTAGGATTTATGTTTACTCAGGGACGGCTTATACAGATTACGATGATTTAGTTATCGCAACTTTACGTTCAAGAGGTTTGGCAACATATTCAACTGACGACGGAGCGGTATATGAGGTTTCAGGTTTAACCGACGTTACTTTAGATTGTACCGGAACATACTCGGGTGTTACTAAAAACCCATATTCGGCGTTTGGTGTAAACATTACAAATAAAAATAACGAAAAATATTTCTTTGAGACGTCATTCCAAAATTCGGACCCTAAGTACCTAAGTAAAGTATTTGGTTCATCTAACTTCGCAAAATCGAGAGCAAATGTTCCGTTGTTTGTTGAAGAAAAGTTCCAAACTTTATTAAATTACGGATGGAGAAGTGGATTTATTAGAGGTCTTAATTGTAAGTTAAATGCTTTACCTGACGCGAGACAAGGTTCAGACCCTACGTCTATCGCATTTTATTTAGAACAATATCAATCGGCAGAATCTCCGTGGGTAGTGTCTGAATTAAGAGGTACTAAAGTTTATAACCTTTTTAAATTTACATCGATTTCTGACGGTAATGCTTCAAATACTGAAGTTAAAATATCGGTATCAAATATTTCATTTAATAATGGTACATTTGATTTATTAGTTAGAGATTTCTTTGACACGGATGCAAATCCCGTTGTATTAGAAAAATTCACTAACTGTGCTATGGACCCGAATCAAAATAATTTTGTAGCACAAAAAGTTGGAACTGTTGACGGGGAATACTCATTGAATTCAAGATACATAATGTTGACAATGAATGAAGACGCACCGATAGACTCATTACCATGTGGGTTCGAAGGTTATGACTTTAGAGAATATGCTGGTTCAAGACCACCTTTCCCAATTTATAAAACAAAGTATGATTTCCCAGGTGAAGTTATATATAATCCACCTTTCGGTTTAGCATCAGGAGATGATGATATAATCAGAAGTAGTGGTGATAATGTAAGAAGAACTTACTTAGGTATTTCTAATACTATAGGTATCGATGCTGATTTCTTTAACTATAAAGGTAAACAATTACCGTTAGATATTTGTACTAGTACAACCGGAAATGAGTGGCCTTACAGAACTAAAGGTTTCCACATGGATATTAA